GGGATGCGGGGCTGCAGCCGAACGACCTGTTCACCGAGCCGCCCAAGGATGAGCAGGGCAACCCGATTCCGCAGCAGCAGCCGCCCGATCCCAAGGTGATGGCGCTGCAGGCTCAGGTCCAGGCCAAACAGCAGCAGATCATGCTCCAGCAGCAGTCGGATCAGGCCAAGATCGAGGCGATGATCCAGAAGCACGCATCGGACGTGCAGATCGAGCAGGCCAAGGCCGAGATGGAATCGCAACTCGCGGTCCGGCAGCAGGACTTGCAGGCATTCCTTGAGCAGCAGCAGATGGTGATCGACGCACATAAGCACGCCGCCGAGCAGGATGCGAAGGTGCAGATCGCGAAGCTGCGTCCGGGTGGGGCGATCAATAAATGACGCCTGAACAGCGCATCGCCCGTGCCCACAACGCCCGGCGCGCATGGGATGAGTTTGTCGCGCCTGTGCTTACGAAGATGCGCGAGACCTACGCGGCCCGCATCGTCGAGATCGCGGCAACCGAGTTGAGCCGCGACAAGCGGACGGACAAGATTACGGCGCTAGCTAACGCGGTCCGCATTCTCGACCAGATCGAAGGCGGAATGTGCGACGCGATCCACGACGGCGACGTTGCGAACGTGGAGAAGCTGAGGGCCGACAACATCGAGGGCATGACCGCTCCGAAGCGGCGGCTGCTCGGAATGGCACCCTACTAAGAACAGAAGCGGGCTTGGAACCCGCCAACCCATCGAGCGCGAACCGCGCCGATCCGCTGAGACAGCGGCAACAAGAAGCCTGAAAAAAGGACACGACCGATGACCCAGCCTAATGAGGCAGTCGGAGGCGACGACCATGTGGTTGCTGCCGAGCTGACGCCAGAAGATCGCCTGAACGCGGCCTTCGCCGATCCGGCCAACCAGCAGGAAAAAGAGGAAGACGAACCGGCAGAAGGGCTTGAGGGCGAACAGCCCGAAGGTAACGAAGAAGCCGAAGACGAACCGGAACTCGAAGCGGAAGACGATGACCTTCCGCCCATCGACGCCCCGGTATCGTGGGATGCCGAGGCGAAGGAGATGTTCAAGTCCCTGCCCCGCGAAGCACAGGAAATCGTGCAGAAGCGGGAAGCGGAACGCGAACGGTTCGTTCAGTCCAAGGCACAGGAAGCGGCACGGGCGCGTCAGGAAGTCGAGCAGGCGGCGATTCAGCAGCTTGCCGAAGTCGAGCGCGACTATGCCCAGCACTTCCAGTCCCTCGCGGAACAACTGCAGCCTCAGCGCCCCAACCCGGCGATGCTCCAGTATGATCCGCAGGCGTTCTATGCCCAGCAGGCGCAATACGAGGCCACGATTGCCCAGCAGCGCGAGCTGCAGCAGCGGAGTCAGGAGTTTGCCCAGCAGGCGAAACAGCGTGAGCAATTGGTCGAACAGGCCGCTCATCATGAGCAAGTCAAAGTCATCTCCGAGAACTTTCCGGAATATCTCGACCCCACGACGGGACCGAAGCTCCAACAGGAGCTGTCGGCAGTCGCCAGGGAGTTGGGTTATCCGCCCGAACTGATCGCGGAAGCGCGCGCTCCAGACATTCTAGCCATGCGCAAGGCCGCCGAGTGGAAGGCGAAAGCCGAAAAGCTCGACCGGCTGAACGCAAAGCAGATGGAAAAGGTACGCGCCGCCAAGGGAATGCCGAAAGTTGCCAAGCCGGGGACTGCCCAGGCTCCAGGCGCTGTCAGACAAGCTCAGTACGCGACGGATCGCGAAGCCATGAGAAGCGGGGACAAGGACGCCGAGCGTCGTGTTCTCGATTCTTTCTTCCAACCCAAGAAATAAAGAGAGACATAGAAAATGTCCGTTCCTTCAGGCACATATCAGACCTACCAGGCGGTAGGCCGTCGGGAAGACCTTACCGATGTCATTCACGACATCAGCCCGACGAAAACGCCGTTCATGTCGAGCATCGGCAAAGGTACCGCCGATCAGAAAAACCATGAATGGCAGACCGATGCGCTCGCTGCTGCTGACGGCACCAACAAGGTGGTCGAAGGCGACGATCCGTCGAACGATTCGGCAACCGCGACCGTGCGTCTGGGCAACTATACCCAGCTCATGGACAAGGTGATCCAGGTCGCATCGTCCAACCGTGTCGGCGCCAAAGCCGGTCGCGGCGACGAGCTCTCCTACCAGCGCACCAAGCGCATCAAGGAGATCAAGCGCGACATGGAGGCCCGTCTGACGGGCAACTATGCGTCGGCTGCGGGTGACGCAACGACGGCTCGCGAGTGCGCTGGTTTCGAGGCGTGGATTCAGACCAATAAGAGCCGTGGCACGGGCGGAAGCTCGACTGCGTTCTCCGGCGGAATCCAAGCGGCGGCAACGGATGGCACGCAGCGTCCTTTCGACGAATCCATGCTCAAGACCGTTCTGGCTTCGTGCGCCGACAATGGCGGCGAGCCGACGATGGTCCTCATGGGATCGTTCAACAAGCAGGCCGCATCGACCTTCGAGGGCATCGCGGCTCAGCGCAAGCAGAACACTGGCAATGGCCGCGCGACGATCATCGCTGGCGCTGACGTGTATGTCAGCGACTTCGGCGAAGTCAGCATGGTCTATAGCCAGTTCTCGCGTTCGCGTTCGGCGCTGATCGTCGATCCGGAGATGTGGCGGCTGTGCTACTATCAGCCGTTCAAGGTCGAAGACCTCGCCAAGACCGGCCACAGCGACCGTCAGCTGCTCAGCGTCGAGTTCACGCTCGAAGCGTGCAACGAGAAGTCGAGCGGCGTTGTTGCCGATCTGACGACCAGCTAACCTTGATTACCGGTTTCGCTGGGAAGGGCGGCGGGGGAGCGATCCTCCGCCGTTTCCACATATGAAGCGGCTGCTCGAATATGACCCCAATACGGGGCTTAAGACCTTCCACGATTATGACGAGACCGAGGATAAAACCATCGTCTCGTATGAACAGGACGTGGAACCGATCCTGGAGCGCAACAAGCGCCTTCAGAACGAAGCGTCCGGCTCGATGGGCGACTTGTGTCATGTCGCCTCCATTCCGTCTTCGATCCAACTCAAGTGGCTTGTCGAGCACGGCGTGGACATCACCGACCGGGATCACATGCCGGGGGTCAAGCGGCTGCTGAACAGCAACGAATACCGATACCTCAAGGTCCGCAACATCATCATCTAAGGAAACCACAATGGCTGCAATTATTCGCAGACTGCCCACCGCGTCGTTCACGCGGCCGGCGGACACCACCGCCTACGCCTCCGGCGACCAGGTGGCTAACTCGACCACGGCCGGTTCGGTCGTTCCAATGACGTTCAGTCCCTGCACGAAGGGCGCGGGCCGCTCGGCGCAGATCCGTCGCGTTCGTATCTCGAAAACGGGAACGAGCGTCACCAACACGGCGGTTCGCCTTCACCTCTTCAACGTCCTTCCGACGGTCAGCGCTGGCGACAATGCCGCCATCACGATTGCGACCGGGGCCGCCGGATATATCGGCCAGGTGGACGTGACCATTGGTCAAACGTTCACCGACGGTGCCGCCGGTCAGGCGACATGCGAGGTCAATGTCAACAGCCTCACCCTCTACGGGCTGCTTGAGGCTCGCGGCGCATGGACGCCCGCAAGTGCCGAGGTCATCACCGTAACCCTCGAATCCTGCGAAGACTAACCGGAATCAGGCGTCCTCGGCTTTCGGGCCGGGGGCGTCTTTCTTTTGCGGGAGTGCCGTATGTCGATCTCGATTGCCGTCTCCTCGGCCTCCGCGATCCCCGATCTGCCGACGCTCAAGGCCGTCGTCGCCGATTGGCTGGACCGCGACGATCTCGACAGCCGAATCCCCACTTACGTCCAGATGGCGGAAGCGATGTTCAATCGCGAACTCCGCACTCCGGAAATGGAGAAATCCACCCTCCTCTCCGCTTCATCAGAGGACGTGACTCTTCCAACCGATTATCTGGCGATGCGATCGATCTACGTCGAGGGCTCGCCTGACCGTCCGTTGCGAGGGGTCGCTCCGACCGCGATCCGCCAGACATTCGACGGATCGACGGGAACACCGGTCGCCTACACGCTGGTCTCCGGCGGGTTGAGGCTCGAACCGCCGCCCGCCGATGCGCTGCAGCTCCAGCTTGACTATTTCGCGCGGATCGAAGGGCTGACCGACGCCGCTCCGTCGAACTGGATGTTGGAAAAGCACCCCGACGCCTATCTCTACGGTTCGCTGTTCTACGCCGAGCAGATGCTCGACAATTCGACCCGCGCCGCACAGTGGAAGGGGCTTCTGGATGAAGTGATGGGGCGGATCAACCGCGCCGCCAACAACGACCGCTACGGGGCCGGTCCGCTGGTCCCCAATCTCCAGACGCAGGTTCGGCGCGCAAGGTGCTAGCCGAAGTCCTGCTGGGCGAGTTCCTTCCCGACCTCGCCGCCAGCAAGTCCAATCACCTGACTGTCGCCAACAACGTCCGCGCGATTGCGAACGGCTATGGCCCGGTCGGGGCATTCCAGGCCGTGACCAGTGCGCTCTCTGGGGCGTTCGTTGGTGGTGGGGCATTTGTTGCCTCGGACGGCAATGCGACCCTCGTTGCCGCGACTGCCGACGATCTGCAGAAATACTCTGGCTCGTGGTCAACGGTCACGTCGCTGGCGACGACGCAGCGGTGGCAATTCGCGCAGTTCGGGGACAATGCGCTGTTCGCCAACGGCGGGACGATTGGCGCGCTCGACCTTATTGCCGGGACGGTCTCGACGCCGACCGATGCGCCGGTTGCGAACGACGTGTTCCGGGTGCGCGATTTCGTGATGGCGCTGACCGACACGAACACGGCCCAATGGTGCCAGTTCAACAATTCCTCGGTTTGGACGACGGGGGTTAACCAGGCCGACTTCCAGCCGATCCTTGGGGGTCAGGCGGTTCGGGGATTGGGCGGGGAAGACGCCTTGATCCTCCGCAAGAACGGGATCGACCTCGTTACCTATGTCGGCGGCGACCTCGTATTCCAGTTCGACGAGATTTCGGCCGAGATCGGCTGCATGGCGGCGGGATCGGTGGCGCAAGTCGGGAAAGCGGCGTTCTTCCTTTCCGAGCGCGGCTTCATGATGTGCGACCGCCAGACGGTGACGCCGATTGCCGACGAGAAATTCAATCGCTGGTTCTTCGACACTTACCCACGGGCGCAGATCGACGAGATGTGGGCGGCAATCGACCCGCGCAACAGCCTGGTGCTGTGGGGAATGCCGGGAACGCCGGGACGCATCATCGCCTACAACTGGGTTTTGAAGCGCGCGAGCGTCATCCAGATCAATTTCACGGCGATCTTCTCGGCCTTCACGGCGAATGTTTCGATTGAGGCGGTGGACGCCCTGTATCCCGGCGGCCTTGAGGCGATCCCGATCAGCCTTGACGACGCCTCCTTGTCCGGCGGCAACCCGCTGCTCCTGATCGTGGACGACGCGAACACGCTTGGCGCGCTTGCCGGGTCCGCGCTGGAAGCGACCGTGCAGATGCAGAATGTCGAGCCGTCCAAGGGCAGGCGCTCGCGAATCAGGAATATGCGGCCCGTTACCGACGCCACCAGCGCATCGGCGGTCATCAGCGCGAAGCTGCGCGCGGGCGACGGCCAAGCGAATGTCACGTCGGGGGCGATGCGCGACAACGGCAAGCTGCCTATCCGCGCCAACGGACGGTTTAACGACATCACCCTGACGATCCCCGCCGGGGAGGATTGGACATATCTGCAGGGATTCGAGCTTGAGTTCGAGGCCGGGGACGGCAGGTGACCTATCCGAGCCTTCCGGCGCAGGGCGGCGATCCCCGCACCGTTGCCAGGGCCGTCAATTACCTTCTGAACAACCCGGCCCCGACAGCGAGCGCGGTCACTGACGGCGACTACGGCGATATCACCGTCACGGCGGGTGTGTGGAGCATTGATCCGACCGTCCTGAGCGCGTTCGGCCGCAACCTGATCGACGACGCGGACGCTACGGCGGCAAGGGCGACACTGGGCCTCGGCTATTTCGCGACGGGAACGGATGCTGCCAACCTCACGGGCACGGTCGCGGCCGGGAGACTGCCTCAGTTCACGGGCGGCGATGTAACGACCAGCGGGGCCGGTTCGGTCAGCCTCACCATCGGGGCCAACAAGGTCACGCGCGCAATGCTCGCGCAGACGGCGGGCGCGGCGATCCTCGGGGCGACGGCGGCGGGGAATGTCGCCGATCTGACGCCAGCACAGGCGAAGACGTTTCTGGCGATCACCGCTTCCGACGTTTCCGGACTCGCCACGGTCGCCACCAGCGGCAGCGCCAGCGACCTCGGCAGCGGGACGCTACCAGCGGGGCGATTGCCTGCCCTGACCGGCGACGTGATCACAACCGTGGGAACGGTGGCGACGACCATCGCCAACGGGGCGGTCAGCCTCGCCAAGATGGCGAACGTCGCGACCGGCACCCTGTTCTACCGCAAGACGGCTGGATCCGGCGCTCCGGAAGTCCAGACGCTCGCCACACTGAAGACTGACCTCGGACTAACCGGGACAAACTCCGGCGACCAGACGATCACGCTCACCAACGACGTGACCGGCTCGGGAACCGGATCGTTCGCCGTCACCATCGCGGCCGGGGCCGTCACCCTGTCGAAGATGGCGAACCTCGCCGCCAATTCGATCATCGGCAACAATACCGGGTCCGCCGCAGCCCCGATCGCGCTCACACCATCCCAGGTTAAAGCCCTGCTCGCAATCGCCAACACCGACGTTTCGGGGCTGGGAACGGCATCGACGGCCAATACGGGAACGAGCGGAGGAACGGTCCCGCTCCTCAACGGCGCGAATACGTGGTCGGCTGGGCAGGCTTACCAGTCGAGCATCCTCAACACCGGCAGCAACATGCTCCGCGTCGAAGCTACCGGCGGCGCGGCCCCAGCAGGTGCGAGCGGCGCGGGCCTGGAGTTCACCAGCAGCGGCCTGACCGCCTACAACCGGACAACGGACGCTTATGCGGCGCTGAGCATCCAGGCGTCGTCGATTGCTCTGCGGATCAGCGGCAGCACGGTCGGCAACGTCACGACCTCC